TAATGATGCAACTTTAATTGCTAACCTGCAACGCGGTGGAAGTATAGACCAAGTACTGGGTGCACCCCAATCGGGCACAATGGCTGAAGTGTTTGAAACAGCACTTAGCGGAGACTCTGCACAAATTCGTGCATCCTTAAATGAATTGCTGGCGGTTGGCCGTAGACAGGCAACTCCAGAAGGTAAAGAAGGGGTAGCCACAAATTTACGTGAGGGATTGTTGAATTTTATTATATCACCTCAAAGCGGTGTACTAAAAGAAGTATCAAGTAAATCACCGTATGCAGATATAGGTCAACAAATAATAGATGTAGCTGCACTGCAAAAAGTCATGACAAAGCTTAAATCTGCGGGTGTATTTAAAGACATACTAAATGAAACAGACGAAAAAGTTTTAGATGCCATTACTGAATACGCTGGGGTAGTTACAAGGGATGGGGCTGATGCAGGTTCTGCACTTGCAGGTGCACAAATTATTGGTGAAATGTTTACAGTAGACCCTGGAAAGTTTGCTTCTGGATTAGCTAGGCTCGCTTCACAGGCACGAGTTGCAAGATTACTTGCTAATGATGAGTTTGTTAAAGCAGTAACAGGAACTGGTAAAGCACAGACAACTGCAGATAAACTAAAGCAAATGTTCTTTGGGTCTGGTGCGTATGGTACTTTAGTTGCTAAGGTGGCCATGGAAGGTATGGGCGTACGTGAATCTGATGCAGACCAAACAGAAAGGATGCTACAGAATAGTTCCGCAGCATCCCAGTCAGTCCAAGGTATGTATGGGACTACTAATCCCTAAATAATATCAACAACATCCATATTATCAGTGCGCTGTGCCATTTTACTAGCGGCATAGCGCATTTTTTGTGCCGCCTCTTTGATAAAGTCGCGGCTATCTTTACTAATTTTATAGTCATTGCTAGCTAGCACAGGCACAGCATGCTGCTCAATCATATCATCGGACAGCTCATCCCATGTGTACTCACTGAAAGAAGTCTCAGCTTCCTCGCCAGATATAGTTACACCTATGCCTTGCTTGGTGATGCTGAGGTGTACGTCTAGCTCACTGTGTATTGATAGCGTCTTCATTGATGCCATTTTCATTTTCCTTAAAAGCCTTGATTACGTCAGATGAAAATAGCTTCTGTATATTTAGAAGATACATCTGGGAAGCGTAGTTATCGCCGCCCTTAACTGTTTTCTTATAATCAAGATTAGCAATAATTCTTTTTAGTGAGTCGGTGCTAAACACGAGTGTAGCAAAAGTATCATCACCGATGCACAGATTGTGGAACCAGTAGTCAGCTTCTGTGGCAGCGATGCCACTTGGCTTGCCGTACGATTGATACTCAATAGCAATATTGCCGGTACGTGCCCACATATCCCTTTCTGATTTTACTTCAATCTTTTTATTCTGAAGCATGTCAGCGATACGCTTCTCACGAACTTTTCCATACTGCAAATCCAGGTCGAATTTTTTACGGTCTTTCTTTACTGGTTCCAAATGCTCCATTATTTTTTGCTTTTCTCTGGTTCTGGTTTAGTTTCTTTTACGGAAGCTACCAGCATTTCACTAAATGCATTTTGTGCTACACTTAGTTGGTCTAGGTCAAACCTAGATTGTGCAATTTTATTGTTCAGTGAAGAAACATGATTAACCAATATTTTTTGGTTATCTTCTAGTTCTTCAAAGTTGTATTCGTTACCATCAATGGTAATAAGTCTTGCGTCATCTGACATTTAAGTCTCCTAAAATAGTTCTAATTGTCCATGCACTAAATCATCTAGTGATGGTGGTTGGTAGTTTGGCCCCTTCATGACTTTACCATCAGCATTTTTAAGGGCTTTACCATCAACCATTTTACTCATGTTAGATTCGTGTATCCTATCAAAAGCCCTAGAAATAGGCAAGCCGAAAGTTACGGCAAATCCAGATGCAACATACATTATGTCACCTAGTTCTTTTAATATGTTCACACGTACTTGATGTGAAACTGTCTTAGTTTCCTCAAGTTCTTTGACAGCAGTCAAAATTTCATCACGCAATTCTTTTACTTCTTCATCAATAAAAGACATACGTAGCATAAGTTGTTTACTTGATAGCTCTGCATCAATCGGCTGTTCCATAGCCTTTTGAAATCGACGAACTTGATTTTCTCTGGCATTCATCATGATTCAACACGTTTTAAATTTTGAAAATAGCTTAGGTTGTATCCTCGTTGCCATTCTTTACCTCTAAAGGAATCCATTGAATATGGATTGGCAGCAATGTGGTAGTATTTACCACATTTTTCTGCCGAACTGAAAGACTTGCGTCCCTCATGATAAAACCTATCTACTGCCTTGTTGGTAGCCATTGTGTCCTCACCCTGCTGAAATATCTACAATTTCACACACACCAGCGGTACACGCTAATTCACGTCCACCTGATGTAGTATCTTCCTTTTCAAAGTCCTGTAGCTTAGACCAGTCTACCTTTTTTGGCATCTTAGTCAAGAACTCTTTGTATTGCACCTCATCAATATCTTGGTATGGGGCTTGCTGATACGTGTGCTCACTAAATGGCAGGAAGCTAATACCGCTAACTTCATCAAAGTGTTCATATACCCATGCACCTACGTCCATCCATTCCGATTCCTTCACAGAAATTGTTACCGATGGTTTGTGTTCGCACCAGTGACGTTGATACGTTAGCCACAACTCAAGCTGTTCAATGGCAGTCATGGCAGTACGTGTTACTGCACCTTGTGGTGACTTCATTGGAAAGCTAAACACTGTGGTGCTGTCGGGCTTCATTACGTCAGGCTCTGCTGGAATACCCTCAGAGACTAAGAACTGTGTGAGCGGGTCTTTGTTATCGCCGCGTACAGTACGAATGTAATAAGGATTATGTCGTGCATGAATGCCGCTGGCAGCATCAGTAAGCTGAGACACAGTGCCACTAGGCTTTACGCATGTTACCGCAGTAGACTGAGGAATCTGAAGCTTAGTAGAAAGCTCCTTGTTAGTCTGCACAGAAATATCACGTAACATTTCAAGCAGGGTCTCTAGCTTATTACCGGCCGTGGCAGTTACAGTGCTATCCATGATACCAGTCAGTGACACGCCAAGCAGTCTTTCTTCCTCAGTATTCTTCTTCCATACGTGCCGAAGATACTTAAAGTTGGTCAGTGTAGATTGGAATGTACCCAAAATAGTAGCAAGACGCACCTTATTCTTTAGCACGTCAATCGTGTCATTTTCACGCACAACTACCTCTGACAAATTACAGAACTGGTATGGACGTAAAATTATCTCACTACACGGGTTACAGCCGAAGTCATGTTCTACATCACGTCTGCCGTTCTTAGCCGCTTGCTTCTTAGCCGACTGCCTGTTAAAAATGCCGCGCTCACCTGACTTGCTGTCATACAGAGACAACCACTCACGCATGAATGTACCCATCTCAGGCTTAGTCTTGTATGCAACAGAGTTGTTAGCCAACGCACGTTGTCCTTCATTCTCCCACCATTGACCTGACTTAGCATGTGCCATCTGGTCATCATTGAGATTAGACAATGAAATCAATGCACTGCGGCGTACACCACCTACGACTACCACTTCACCAATCTTACACATGATGTCGTGACACTCAATTGGGTACAGTCTACGTCCAGCAGCACCCTTAAACTTCTGTACAACGAACTCAAACAGCTCAACCAATGGCTGTGGGCCTGATGCCCTACCGCCAAATGTCTTAAGTCTAGCACCAGCAGGACGAACATCAGACACGTCCCACTTAGGCACTTGGCCTGTGTACAGCATAGCAATAAGTTCTTTAAGGGACTTAGCCCACCCAGGCCGGCTGTCGCCAACTTTAATTACAGTGTCTGTGTTGTGAAATTCTTCCGCTACAATGGGTAGCTTTTCGATACAGTGGCGTTCCACTGAGAAGCCTACCCCTGTACCGCACATAAGAATGTACATGGTCTCGTCAAACGCACGTGGGCTATCCACAGGTACATAAGAACAATTGTAGCCACCTACGTGGCAGCGGTCTAGGGCTGGGCCAGCAGTCATCAAGGCTCTCATGCTGGGCATGATTGACTGGTTTAGTACGGCTTCTTCCAGTTCTTTCTTCAGTGCAGGCTGAAGCTTATAGCCGTGTTTATGATGCAGATGGTCAGCCATATAATCAAAATATCTGGATACAGTTTCACTCCAAGTCTCCCGACGCTGTTCATCTTCTTTCCATCTCGCGTAACGCGATAAAGCAATAAAATTCTGATAATCTGTAGGTAATTGGTTATTCATGTGTCATCCTCACGCTAATTTTAGCAGGTTTAATGCCTTCAACATCAAACAATAAATCTTCTATGTATTCTCTTACAGTATCCGAAATTTCATCAACGTCAGCGTTAAATTCATCTAAATCAATAGAAGCAGATATTGCAATGTTAGCTCTTATCTTCCTGCTCATTTTCTAGTTCCAAAATTAAACGGTCTAAATAAAACCGCGCTTTCCGCAAGTCCTCTACAGACTTGCCCTTGTAGCGTTCCCGCCACGTGTATTTGAGAGTATTACCTTTGCAATACCCTCTGAATTCTTCAGTAGTCAAGGCAGCTTTAATGGCTTCAATGCACTCAATCCCATTCTTTTTGTAATGGGGTGGGTGGTTAACCATGTCAACGTTGTGTGCTTCTTTCATAGCCTTTTTCATAAAATCTTCGTGTCTCATATTAAACCTCAATCACAAGAGTCCATTCGGGACATGTAAGCGACATACTTATTATCTTCTAGGTCTGTCTTAATAACTTTTGTATCATAGCCTAGTGATGGATACATTCTGTAGTACCTATCTATATCTTCTTGTAGTTCTGAAGAACTTTCGGCTTCTAGCCTACGTCTAATATCTTTTGGCATTTTCTACTACCTTTATTGATTCAGCAATTTGTTGTGCAATTTGGGGAACGATGGCGTTACCTAGTCCTTTAAGTCTGTCCACCCTTTTGGATACCCCATTAGCCACTCTACCCACATCGGGTTCAGTTGTCCACCAGTTTTGCTCTGGTTGTCCGTGTGTTGCACTGCTACATCCAGTGTGTCCCACGACACCTTGCCGTTGCGTATCCTGCCACCCTGATAGCCGCCCTTGTGGTCTCTGGTTGTCGGCGTCGGCCACATCCGTACTTGGTCTGCTAGATTCGCCCCGAACTTCAAGTCTGGGTTTGTTTTGCTTATCCTGCGACCATTCTCGTCCAACTGGCGTGGGCCGCCCGTCGCATCCGTTGTCCTTGGAGTTGCCCACATCTTTACGTACTCTGGATTCACCTGTTCCCGCAGATTGCTGGGACGCTTCCTGCCCTTCCTGTGACCCTCTTTCATTTTCTCCATGCTCTCCTTGGAGCGTAGAGGTAGATGGTCCATTGTGTTCGGTGTAGCCCACAATCCAGACTCTATCTCGTTTATGGGGTGCGCCGATGCCGCTAGCTGGAACAATAAACGTCCTTGTGGCGTAGCCTTCGGTTTCCAAGTCAAGGAGCACAGCGTCGAGTCCCAAGCT